TGGCATTTCTCCGGATTTGTTTTAATCCTTGCCACTCTAACCAATCTAAATTCCAAGCTGCCCATTCCTCTGTTTTATCTTTTTTAGGAATAAACTGTAAAGGTTGGGTAATACTACCCATTCTATTTTGTTCAGTTTTAGCACCCTTCTTAGCCTGTAATGCGTTATATATTTGCATAACTATTATTTAATATTTTTAAATGCAGATTTTTTAAACCCACTCATAGTATTATTCATACTTCTATTACCCATATGTCTAAATGGACTCTTATTTAATTTAAACAAATTTTCTGACTTTTGCAAGTTTTTAGCTGTATCATCCATAATTGTTCTTTTAGAATAACCTCTATTTGATTCCTGTATTTTCATAAATGATACAAGAGCAGCAAAGGATACAAGTCTATCCACATTGACTCCATCTGCATATTCTCTCATTTCTTTAATCAGCATAGGGTCAGGAATTCTTTCTATTCCATAGGTTGTTCTTACAACAGTACCATCTGGTTTTAATTCTTGATCTAGTTCCTCTTTACAATATTCTATAGCATAACTAAGAAGATGTGCTTTAAAAAGAGTTCCTGTATTTTTCCATCCATACTCCTGGAATACATTATTATTAGATCCTAAATCTTTTAGAAAAACTATTTGACTCTTAGGTACAAGATATTTTTGCTTTCTTCTCTGAATTATGTACTGAATAAATAGAGATATGTTATTCTCCACAAGAGCCCATGCATTGTACCATTCAATAATAAGTTCTAATTGATGATGTGTTTTATTTATATCATCATATCTACCACACCAAGCTGCCACTATCTTACCCTGTTCTATGTAAGTCTCTGTTTCTGTACCAGTTATTTTAGTTACTTGTATAGGAGATTTCATTACATATATAGAACATAATGATTCTGATGTTGTAGTTTTACCTTCTGATACAGGGTCAATAGAAGCATAATACATACCAAATGTAGGATCAGCTACTGGTCTTTCCCATACAACAAGACATCCTGTTTTATCTTCAGTCTTTTTGTTTATTGGAAATTCCATTATAGGTCTCTTATTACTTTTTGTAACTACTGGTTTTCCTTCTACATCAGTAGATATATCTAGATATTCAAACCCATATTCTTTTTCTTCTATTCTTCTTTCTTGTGCAGCAAGAAGATGTGGAGGAAATACAGATACTGTTCTGTATGCAAATGCCTCTTTAATATTTCTAGGATGCTGAGATATACGAAGCTGGTAGTCTTCTGGAGACAACTCATCTTTCCATTGTTTAAACTGTTGTTCCAATGCCTCTATTGCTTCTTCTACAAGTGAATTACCATAGTCATCTATATATGGAGGCATAGACCATTGTTCAGGAATAAACAAACCTGACAAACCTTCAGTACCTTTTTCATCAATTAGATTAGTTTTTACAGCATATATATCTTTAGATGTAGGATTCATAATCATATCTTTCAATGGATTACATTGAGATAGATCTCCTACTGATCCTGCAGCAATAAACATTCCTGTAGTAATAAGTCCAGATCTCATTGCTGGTCTCATATACTCATATGTCTGATCCATCTTAGGAGCAATCCCTGCCTCCTCATGAAAGAAGTATTTAACCGGACCCCCTACACCATTTGTTGGATCTTTCTCAAATGACATACCTTGTATAGTACCTTTAAGACCAACTTCATTTTTCCTATCTCCTTTTCTAACCTCAATCTTTTGTTGCCACATCATAACTTTGTCTGGTGACATAGGACGGTACCATGCTGTATGTTCATTTAAGAATGCAGCATATTCTTGTAAGAACTTCCAGGATCCTTTTTCATTAATGTAATCTTTAAGACTAGCTCCCATCTTAAGAGTAACCCCGGCCTCAAACCATTGCTGATTTATAAACTTACCCATATGATAGTAAGAAGATGCAATCTGACGTTTCTTTAATATTGCTGCATGTTTATAGTTAAGTTCTGCAAGAAGTTCATAAAGTGCTAAATGATACTGAGCATCCCTAATTTTAGCAAAACCAAAGTTCTGTTCTTCCTTATCAAAGATTGGTAAAAAGTTTAACCACATGTAGTATTCTCTACAAACAAACCAGGTTAAATCACCATCTTTAACTATAATACCTTTACGACATTTAGTCTTTTGGTCATCCCAATAACTTATGTAGTCTTTTGATTTGAAAGGAGCTGTACAGTATACTCCATCTTTTTTAAATTTTGTTGATTCAGATATGAAAACTTTATTGGTAGTTTCGTTGAACTTGTATTCTCCTGGTTCTTTAAATACTCCAAAGATAAAGTTAGTGAAGTCCTCTCTGGAATCAAAACTTGTAGTTGTCCAGTTTCCGTTTTCATAGGTTGGTATATCTTGATAAATTTCACTCATTACATGTCATATGCTAGTCCTTGTCCACCTCTTACTTTACTTTGTTGTTCCTCTTGAAGATCTTTGTAAGCACCTTTGAAAGACTGTCTAATTGCATCATAGTTTTTAGCTGCAGCAATTAGAGAGTTAAAGTTACCATCTCTACCTGTTGTAATCTGACTAGTTTCCATGTATCTTCCTAATCTATCTAACATAGATGCAATACCTTTATATGCTCTAGATGTTGGTGTTTCATACATCCTTTCACAAAATCTGAGTGCTGCAAAGATTGTTTCATCTTCAGTAGAGAAATCTCCGTCAATTTGTTCTAGAATCAATGATTCCTTATCTATGTCTGGTGTAAAGAAAAAAGGATTCATATCTGGATTTGGACAGCACATGTAGAATAGATAAAGATATATTTTGAGATGTTCTTCTGGATATTCATCCATTACATCTTTCAAAGCCTTTAATGTATAACAATGTTCAGTAGGAATTACTACTCCATTTTGTACATCAAATAATTTTGTAAAACTCATTTCTTTTTTATTTTATTTTTGTTATCACTAAGATAATGAATAATTGCTAATACTTCATCTACTAAATAAGGTATTAAAATCGGTGTAACTTCTTTTACAATTGGTTCTCCATTTTCATCTAATTTACTTACAGGATACCCCCAGTTATCTTCCCTCTCTACTTCAAATGTAATATGATGAACAAATATTCTTCCTGGTTTTAATTTAGGATTATGCTTTAGTATAATATACATATAAATACTAAGTTGTAAAGCATAGTGATAAAAATGACAATCATCTAGTGAGTCTACAGGAAACCCCATTTTTTCAGATTTACCTTCCCAATCTACATATGATTGCATATCAATTTTTTTATTAGTCTTGTAGTCAATGATATTTACTTTACCATTGACTACTTCAACTAAATCTGATTGACCACAGATACCGGCTGATCTTAAATAGACCATATGTTCTGGATACACGCCTGGTTCTAGTTTTTGATTAGGTGCTACTTTAATACCTTCTCTAACTTCAGAAGGTTTAAATACAGGTACAGTAACACCTTCTCTTTCTATTGAAGCTAAAGAACATAAGTCATCTTCTCTTTGGTTATGATACCATGTACCAAGAGTTGTAGATCTGTCACCTTCATTAGTCCAAATTTCCTGTATTAATACAGGATCTATTCCGTACCACTTTGAGTTTTTATTTTTAGAAACCTTCTCTGCAATTTTTTTAGCATTAAAAGGTTTTTTAAAATGAGAAACAAGTGTAGTTACACTTATCCAATCAATGTTACTATCGTCAATACTTTTATAACTATGATCATCTGCATTAAATACTATCATAACTTTTCTAATTGATCTTCTTCTTCTACAGTAGCAATGGCATCCCATTTACCAAGAGGACACTCAGATGCAAGAGATCTAGTTTTGAAATTAAGTGAACAACCACATTCAGCACAACAAGGTTGAGTACCTTTTACAGCACACTCTTTACCTTTTGTATCTAAGTGTTCACACTCATCACAGATAGAATATCTTAGTCTTGCTATTTCTTCTACTGTTTCATCACGAATAATTGAATTAGTTATACCTTCAACTATCTGTTTCCGGTTTTGCCAAATTAGTTTTAGAGTATTTTTCATCTTTAAAAGTTTTTCTTTTTAATAATTCTTCTTCAGCTTTTACATGAATATTGTTTAAAAGTTCTAGTTTTTCCTCCACACTTTTTTTATTATGATAAGCACCAAAGGTTGAGGTATCATGATTTTCTAAAACTTTTTGATAATGTGGTATTGCCTTTTTTACTTTTTGTATTTTAATTACAAACTGACCAAGACCATCTACATTCAATCTTAAATCAGTTAAACCACTCATTTTTTTTCTTAATGTTTTGTAGTAAGATTCTATTAAACTTTCTACTAAATCTTCAGAGACATCAAATTCCTTTGTTATTTCTTTGTATAAACTATTTGCTTTCTTCGGTATCATTTCCTAAAAATTTATAATCTAATAAAATGGTACCTTCAATTTGAACTTTTATATTTGGATTCAGCATAATTACTTTTTTATTTGCAGAGTCTTTTACTATAAGTCCATTTTTCTCAGCTTTATTTATACTATTTCTAACAGTTTGAGGTGATTTAAAAATCCATTCTTCCTCTGCAGATGCATCAAGACAAAAGTTACTTAGTTCTACTGGTTGATTAAAACTTAATAAAGTAAGACAATCTAAATCAGACTCACTCATTGTTATACGGTTAATATAACAATGAGTTAAGATCTGAAATTTAACAATATCCCATTTGGGCATTTTAACCCTTTTCTGTACTTGATTGACAAGAGCCATTATCCTTTTCTTAATTTCTTACCTGCAGTTGGTGCTGTTGCTACAGGTTTTGGTGTAGGTGGTGGTTGAGGAAAATCATTATCATTTTCTTCATCTATTTCAGGACCTTGTGTAGCAGCCATCATAGTTGCATATTGTAACTGCATAGTTGCTCTTTTATATCTTGATTCTTCAATCTCAGTTAATAATCTTTCATACTTTGATTGTGCTTCAAGATAAGGAAGAGACTTTTCATAAAATTGTTTCATTTCATCTCTTCTTGCTTCCAATTGTTCTGGTGACAATTGTTCTTCATTGTGTTGGTTTTCCATAATATATTAATTAAAGTTTAGACAAATATACAATAAAAGTTTAAACAGAAATTGTTTAAACAAAAAAAATCCAGGTATAGAAAGTACCTGGATTACAGTAGTTGGGGTGTTATTATCTATTTTTAATAGTAAAATTTAAAATAGTAAGCAGATAAAACTCTCTTGATATATCTACCTCTAGTGAGAATAAGTCTAAACTAGATAATCTCAATCTTATCATCACTTTATCCCACTGCTTCTTTGAATTATTCCAGTTGTTTCTAAGTTTCATACTATAAGCTTAATAACATATCAATTAATTCTTGCTGCGGGAACATATCCACTTTACCTCTTAATACATTAGTATGAGAATACATTCCTGGTGTAGAATTAGCTCTTGCTAAATCTAATACATCAAATCCATCAGCACCTTTTGCTCTTACATATTCTACTAAACCTACTCTAGGATCTATGTTATATTTCTCAGCTACAAATAGTATCCATTGTTTTAATGCAGTTATCTGAGCATCTGAGTATCTGTGCCAGAACTGAAATCCACGGAATGGTTTAGCTAGCTTAACTATCTGTTTAGGATCTGCTGGTGTACCAACATATGTTTTACCATTAACTATCTGACCCATACAACATACCTCAATAGCTACAGAGTTTCTATGCATAACAGAGTTACCTGTACCTGTGTGCCACCCATATCCTCCTTCTGGAAAACATTGGATTAATTCACCGTCATACTTAGTATCTCCATTTCTAACAGACTGTCCTCCTAATACAAATTCAGTGGCTACATTACCTCTGTCATCTCTTCCCCACATGTCAGCTACTTGATAAGGGTTTTCCCATCCTGCTGTGTGGTGTAAGAATATCCAATTCTTTGGAACTGGGCCAGCAAAATAAGTACCTGGAATCATGTAATGTTTCTTAATCTCTAGAGCTTTTTCTACTTCTAGATTTTCTGCATTATCAGTATTAAGAATACCCATGTGTGCCCAAGTCTTAGGACCTACTATACCATCTACTACTAAACCATTTTTCTTTTGATAAGATTTTACTGCAGATTCTGTTTTAGGACCAAAGATTCCATCAGCTGTAAGTTTTAAAAATTCTTGAAGAGTAACCACTGCTGGGCCCTTACTTCCTTTCTTTAAAACAGTCATGACTTCTTATTAAATTTTCTTTTCATAATATTTGCTATAAATGTACCCCATCTTTTAAGTACATTGTTTTCAGCATCTACCACTACTTCAGTTCCTTCTTCTGTTTTAGTAACAGTTACATCTAGTTTTTTTGTATCATACTTGAACTCTTTTTTAGTCTCATCTACATTAAGTTCAGCATCTACTTTAGGTGTATCTACTACTACATTTACTTTTTTACCTTGTTTTTTAGCTTTAACTTTTACTTTTTTAGTTTCTACACCAATTTCAAAGTCTTCTACTTTTTTTGCTTTTTTAGCCATTGTTGATTATTTAGGGGTTTCTATTTCTTTACTATCTACTACTGTTAACTGAGATAGAGTAGCTGCCACTGTTCCTGCAGTTACTAAATAACCAGCTATTGTTACTACTGTAGCTGGTAATGTTATTGGAGCTGCTATAACTACCCCTGCTGCTGCACCTACTGCAATTGCAACCTTTTGTACTTTCTTCCAGAACTTAGGTGTTTTAGCATTCCATCTTTTTTTTATATCAGTCATGTCTATTGTTTACTATGAATAATTTTACTGCATCTGATAATTCACTTACATTCTTTGCTAAGTTTTTAATTTCAAGCTGTGTAAGTTCTTGTAGTGCTTGATATTTTATTTGACTTTCTTGTTGTACAAGTTCTATTTTACCTTTTAACTTACCTTGTTCTTCTGTATTTTTTCTTACATCAGAGTGTATCATTTTTAAAAAGTATCCAAATATAGCAAAAATTGAACTAGCTACAAAAAGGATGAGTGTCATTATCCAAGTTTCCATTGTTGTTATGTTATAAATATATATTTATAATATACAAAAAATTATTAAACTGACCAAGCAAAATAAGTAAAAATACTTAGTTAAACTTCATATTGAGGTAGTTCGACATTATTAACCCAGTCAATGATGTCCTGATCATTCCAGTCATCTTGATATGTATATCCTGCAAAGTCAACACCAAATATTGCAGATGGAGTTGTCAGTAATACATTTGCTGTACATGTTTTATCAATGATGTTATCAACAACTGTTGTCACAGTTACTGTTGGATTGATAATTTCGACGTTGAATTGAGGGAATTTATAAGTTGCCATAATTTATGATAGTGTTGTTCCTGTTACGGTGAATGTTCTTACAGGGAAATAGGTTAAATTTGCACTGTTTGTTTTTGGAGTTTGTGTATTAACTAAACCTGTATTTCCAAAAACATATGCAGCTGTTGTTGCACTTAATATAGTATTTGAGCTCCAGTAAATTCTACCTAATGAAGATAAATTTAAAGGTGCATAATTTAAGAAATTATTGTTGTTAGAGCCATAATCAACAAAGTTAAATATCTCTTTTATGTTAGGTAATCTCCAACCACTTGTGAAAGTTCCAACTGAAAAAGCAAGTGAATTGTCAACAGCTTGATTCCAAGTATTACCCGTTGCAATATTAACACGTGAAAGACCCAACACTGTTGAACCATTATAAGTACTCCAATCTATTACAATATTATCAGTATAAGTTTGACCGCCTAATTCATCTGTAAATCTATTCGTGTTACCAAATGGATTATTACTTGCTAAGACTGTGAATGATGTTGCACGTCCTGCCTCAATATCTCCATCATCACCTGTTCTATATGAAGTAGTTTGACCTGTTTTCATCAGTGTTGCTCCAACAGGAGCTGAGGTAGATGTTGATTTTATGTCTATTCTTGTACTCATATTATCTACTTATTTCTTCCCAATCTACAGATACATAAGCTCCTAATGTACCTCCTGTAGCATCAATAGCCATTTCAATAACCAATTCATATGCTACTCCAGTAAAAGTATTTCTTTCTAGTTGAGCTGCAAACAGAGCTTCTTTTAGTATATCCATACTTGGAGAACCCTGATTAGATGAGTTTATATATCCTTGTGCTAATACTCTACCTCCAGAAGCAGATGCACCTGTTAAGTTATATTCAACAGCAGAATCAGGTCCTATAGGAGTCCATAAACCACCAGTTATAGTTGCAGATTGAACAACTCTCCAAGCATAGTTTTTACCATTACCTAACCCTAACAAAGATACAGCAGTAAGTATTACAATAGCATCTAATTTAGTTGATACAAGTCTTATTCCAACTATAGGATAATATGTTCCTGCTACAGCAAATGTTACTGGAGTAAGTATTGGAGTACCAATAGCTTGTTGTGCTCCTCTTAATTCATAACCTCCCTCAGATATTACAGTAGAACAAACTTGTTTTAATGTGCTAGCTATTGCTGTAGCTCCAGTATTTGTAATCTCATATCTTAATGGTAATGAAGCTGTAGTGATATAAGTAGAGGTAATTAAGTTAGCATGATTGAATCTATGACAAACTATAAAGTTACCATCTATTACAAATCCTAATCTTACAGTTCCTTCTCCTAACCACTCTATATCCATAAATAGAATCTGAGCTTTAGTTATATCTAAAGTTATTCCTGAAGGTCCATTGCCATCTAGTTTGTCTGCATTCCAAGAACCTTGATCTACAATTGTTTCTGTAACAATACCTGTCACTAAACTTCTTTCTACAAAGCTTAATGTTTCATCTTCTAACTGAATATATATACCATTGTCAGTTCCAAAATAACCTACTCTTTGTCTTAATCCTGTTTGGGCAGGGGCCATTACAAATGTATTCATTACAAGTAATGACTTACCTGGTTGATAAGAAAATACTTTTGCAGTTTCTCTTAATACTTCTGAACCACTTGCAGTAGTTACACCTAATTTTACTAGTCCTTCACTTGGACTAAATACAGCAGTACCACCACTAGCAGTAGCAGTATTCCATAAACCATTATCTCTATATCTATGTGAAGAATCAAATAATGTTAATGGTTGTGCTACTCTTATCCTACCAAATGCATCAGCAAGCATTGGATCATTAGCCAATATTGATTGGTTAGATCCAGAAGTATTTATAACTATACCCATTATAAATAATTATAAGCAACTATTAAAGAAGAACCTACATTAGTAGTAGTATCCCAAAAGAAATTATTACCATTATAAAAGTTCATAACTCCACCAGCATCTAAATTTAATGTTTCACCTGGAGCAAGGTCTTGATAAATCATTCCTCCATCTACAGAAACACGAGCATTAGCTGTTCCAACACTAGCAAAAGATATAGATAGTACAGCAACACCAGAAGTATCTGAATCAGCATTAGTATATCTTTGGAATGCTGGATTTATCATAACATTTGCTTGGTCTGGACCTAACTTAACAGGTAATGCATTTGATGAGTTTACTACATCACCATCAACACATAAACTAACTTGATCATCACAAGTTAAAGAACCAGATGTACTGTTAGCTATTGCTTGAAGTCCTTGTAATACTTTAAGTTGCCAAGGAAAATTATTTCCCTGGTTTCCACTATTTCTTAAATCTCCTATACTATTTGACATGGTTTTATATTTATTTAGTTTTTATATCTTTAGGAGAATAGAGTACCTCAAGTGCTTGTACAATAAATGTTGCATCTTGTAATGAATAAACTCCTTTTTTAAATCCTTGATCTAAAGCCTGATTTAGAATCTCAATTGCTTGTTCTTCTGTCATATTGCTTTTAATTCTTTTACTTGTTTTTTAGTAAGACCCTTAACAAACCATTCTTTACCTATTATAAATTTAATGTGTTCTGTGTTTATATTTAATCTTTCTACTTCATCTTCAGTAAGAGTTTCTTTAGCTTTTAACTCTTTAATTAAGTTAAAACAGTCGTAAGTACCTGATATAAACTTTTGTATTTCTTCTGATGTATATTCTATTTCCATGACTTAAATATATAAATAATTATGCTAATAAAATTTTTCTTGCTACTCCGTTAATTACTACATTCCAAACTTGAGTTGATGTATTAACTTCTGTTGTTACTGAACCTGCATTATAAGATGCAGAACCTACTACAAATTGATTACTTGCAGTTGCTGTTGCAGCACGTCCTATTATTACTGATCCATCAAAATCACCTGAACTTGTACCTGTTCCAATAGCTGTATTATCCTTACCACTGGTATTACCAAAAAGTGCACTACCACCAACGGCAGTATTATTAGAACCTGTACTATTATTAAATAGTGCACTTCCTCCAATACCTACATTATTAGCACCAGTAAGATTAGTATATAATGATAAAGAACCTATTGCTACATTTGCTGAACCAGATGTATTACTTAATAAACTTTGAGTACCTATAGCTGTATTAAAACTAGCATTATTATTCAATAGAGCACTCTGTCCAACTGCAACATTATCTAGACCTGCCGTATTTAATGTCATAGCACCTTGTCCTATTGCTATATTTTGTTCACCTGTAGTATTATTAGATAAACTGTTATGACCTAAAGCAACATTTCTTCTTCCTGATAAATTATTTATTAATGCTGAAGAACCTAAAGCTACATTATTAAAACCAGTTGTATTACTTCTTAAACTAAAATAACCTACAGCTGTATTATTACTACCAAGATTACTTCTTAAACTATCTGTACCAACTGCTGTATTAGATGCATTACTTGTTGCTGTGCTTAATGCATTTGTACCAATAGCTGTGTTACCAATACCTGTGGTACTTAATCTAAGAGCACCTTCTCCAAAAGATGTAGATGATGCAACATTACCTCTACCATTATTCCAAATAGTTTTATCAGCAAGATCGTATTCAAGGTGAGGAATTTGAGTTTGATATACTGGAACATTTAATGTACCACCAATATATGTTGCAGCTCCTCCTGTGCCTGTAGTAGTAAGTGTTACTCCCCCTAATTGATCTTCAAGATCTTTAAAGAAAATACCTGCAGGTTGATAGTCTGATCTATTACTTGTATCTCTAACACCTACAGGTATTATATCATTGGGTGCTAATGTTTTTTTAATCTTCTTAGTTTTGAATAAATTAAAAAAATTGTTTATGTTATTTAACATGGTTCTTTATTTTACAATTCTTACTTCTCCTGTAGGAGTACTATATAATTCTCCAACTTTAAGACCACCTGCAATAGCTGCATTGTTATCTGAAAATTCTCTTCTTACATTTGCTAAGAGTGCATTAAGATGACCAAACTTAGCTGGAGCCATATCATTTTCAGTCTTTAGATATGGGTCTGGTGATACTGCTACAAACTTTACCATAATTTTAAAATATTACTGATTATAAATATGCAGCATGTTCAGTTATACGAACTCTGTCTATAAATGCTTCATCAGCAGCATTACTTAATTGAATAGCAAATAAAATGTAAATCTGACCTAGGTCTACAGTTGAATTTTGTATAGTATTACCTGTATTACTTAAATCACTTGCAGATTGTGTTAATCCATTAAACATTGTAAATACAGTATCTATTTTTTTAACATCTCTAAAATTTCTTAAATAGGCATTTGCTGCTGCAGGTTGATTTGCACCTGTTGCAATTTTTACAAAAGTACCTGTAAAATCTGGTAAATCTGATAGATATACTTGAGATTGAACATTTCCAAATGCAGTAGTTCTATAACAACCCCAAGATATTTCAAGAATTGAATCTGTTGCTAACATACCACTTATATCCTTAAATACTGAAATAACAGGAACAGTAGTTCCAGTAACTCCAGCTCCAAAATCAGGATGGTTAAATATAGTTTTAACATAATCAGCTGGTACAGGACCAGGGATTCCTTGAATTCCTTGAATTCCTTGAGGACCCTGTGGACCAGTAGCACCCTGTGCAGCAAGTAGTGCCCAGTTAGCAGTATCAACAGATGGATCTGTAACAGATGGACCTACACCAGCTGGATTATAACAAAAGTATGAAGCACCTCCAAAAGATACTGCATCATTCTCAGCATATATAACAGCATTAGACCATACACCACTCCAGTTTAATCCTGCTGGACCAACTGGTCCTGGAACTCCTTGTGATCCTTGTGGTCCTTGTGCTCCTGTTGCACCCGTAGCACCAGTTGCACCTGCAGGTCCTGTTGCACCCTGTGATGCCAATAAAGCCCAATTTAATGGATCAATATCTGGACTAGTAGTTCCTGATGTTGCTGTTATACAAAAGTAAGATGCACCTGCATAACCAACTGCATCATCTACATTATATGAATTTCCAGAAACCCATGCACCTTGCCAATTTAGTCCAGCAGGTCCTACTGGCCCAGGTACACCTGGTATTCCTTGAGCACCTGTTGGCCCCACTGGTCCAAGAGGTCCTTGAGCACCAGTGGCTCCAGTTAAACCAATTGGTCCTTGTATACCTTGAGGTCCAACAGCACCTTGTATACCTTGTGGACCCTGAATCCCTTGAGGACCTTGTGCACCTTGAGATGCTAACAATGCCCAGTTTGCAGGAGCTAAGTTTGGAGGAGTTGTTCCTGATGTTGGAGCAATACAGTACCATGAAGCACCATTGTAACCAACTGAATCATTTATTGAATAAGATGTACCAGATACCCATGTACCTTCCCATACTAAACCGGCAGGTCCTACAGGTCCTGGATTTCCTTGGATACCTTGTACTCCAGGAATCCCTTGTATACCAGGAGTTCCAGCAGCTCCCTGATTTCCTTGAGGTCCAGCAACCCCCTGTGGTCCCGCAGGTCCTTGTGGTCCAGCTGGTCCTACAGTTCCTGGTGCTAATTGATTAGCAAAGTCTTGTACAGTAATTGCACCTGCTATATAAGAGTCACCTCTTTTATTGTCCTTAATTCCTATTGGTAACAATGTCTTAGTAGCATTTACACTTGTTACTACTCTTTTACCTTTAATCCAAGAAATGAAATTTAAAATATCCATGATAATTAGTTTTATAAATATACTATAATATACAAAAAATTTTTGAATAAAAAAAATCCTCAGAAAAATTTCTAAGGATCTTTTTATTTGATCGGAGTCTGCAAGTTAAAACATTAAGCCCATGAAGAATGCAATAAAGAGCATTACAGTCAAGGTTAAATTAGCATATTTCTTTCCCTCTGGGTCTTCTTCCCAGACATTATGTATCTTATTATATAAGGGTTTACTCATAGCATTGTTTACTAAGAATAAAAAGCCTAGGACTAATACACCAAATATAAACAGGATTCCTTTCAGTATCATAGTGAGTCAATTCTTTTTTGTAAATATACTAAAGCTTTTTGTAAATCTTCCTTTTCAGTAGATTTATTTTTTTTACCAGCTCTAGCAACATACTTAATTACATTACCTAGATAGAAGTCTTTATCCAATCCCCATGCTTCTAATACTTGAAACACTTCATAAGTATTATCCTTACCACCATAGTAATCTGGTCTTGGTGGTTCACCCAGGTTTACAACTCTTTTCTGCCAGTCTATTTCTTCTGCTGTAGGACAAGATGGTCTAACTACATCACGTTCCTTTCCATAAACATCGTTCACAATTTCTCTATAAGGAGAGCCTGTGTCATAAAGTTTTCCTTTCATAATTACCATACTATAACTACATCACCTTCATTAAGAACAAGCTTGATTTGCCCGTCTATTTCTATTCTTTCAACAGTCTCCATGTTCAGAGCTGAGGTTCTT